TGGGCCATTTACACAAGATGAGCTTGAGGCGGTACAAGAATTGAACCATGCATTAAAAATGGCCGAGTGGGGATCGACCGTTGAGGTTCATATGCCCAATAAAGAGCGAAGGGAATTCGCTTTTGCCGTTAAAGAACGCATGAAAGCCATGGAGGCACCCAAATGTCAAAACTCCTTACCAGAGAAGAATGCCAGAAAAAACTGTTCCACATCGGTATCAAACTTGGTGTCTCACCTAAACTTATCTCAACAAGGCTCTTGAGTATTGACGACAAAAACGATATGTTAAACGGGTTGGTACCGGACGAGGCGCTGGAGTGTGCTGTTAAGTGCTGGATGGAGGCTGGGATGCCGAACTACTCTATAGGCAATACTCAGCGCTATAAGCCCGATCCTGAATTACCTATGCAAAGGTATAGGGGGATAGGCAAAGACGCGACTGTGAAGAGATTTAAGCGGTAGGATTTGATTTTTATTAACTAGTTACGGATGATTAAATGCAAAACGGAATTGTAAAGTGGTTTAACGATCAAAAAGGTTTTGGGTTTGTTGAGAGTCAAGGCAAAGATTACTTCATACACTTCAAAGAAATTCAAACACAGGGATTTAAAAGCTTAAAAGAGGGCGATCAGGTTCATTTCACCCCCTCACAATCCCCAAAAGGTGCTGTTGCTACTAATTTAAAGCTGGGTCACGAATAATATCCGGATAATAAAGCCGTTCTATATCTTTTCTGAGCTCGGCTTCAAATTTTATTAATAAGTCCCGAAAGTCATCTTCGTCTATAGCTGTGTGAATAATATTCATAATTCCCCCGTGCGTTTTACCTAACAAAAACGAAACGCACGATAACATATGTTCTTCTGTCATTAACCCTCTCCATTTTCTAATAAATCAATATGACCTATAGCCGCAAAACGTGCTTCTTGTTCAGCATCAAAGTATTCATCAGACTCCCGAATAATTGTCGCATCACATGGCTTGTAATAGGTATCAAAAATCACGTAATAATACCCTTTTACCCATTTATTTACATTTTCATCCCATCCGGGTACGTCATGACAACGTACCTCATACTCATAGCAACTGCTTTTTTCAATAGCCATTATGCGGCCTCTTTATTTGTAATGCAGTCATAAGAGTGTAAATAACGGCGGCAAAAATCAGCAAATGACTCGGCAGCTGCGGGGTGTATTTGTTTCTCATCAACAAGCTCTTCGCCGTTCTCATCATCAATTTGTAATACAAAACCAAACTCTTTGTTTTTACCTAACCAAACATCTAAGTCCTCTGCCATCAAGTCATACAATGTTACGTCGTTTAATGTTTTCATGTTGTTTTCCTTACGTTGTTGTTGATAAAGCGACTATAGCAATAGTTGACGTATACGTCAATAGTTGACGTAAAATAATTACACAATAAATAAATAATGAAATGCGATCATTTCCATACCTTTGACTTATTTTGTGGATAAATATTGTTTGTGCTACATTTAGCGTGTGGAAGCACTCCGTAGATCGACTAAGATGTTTTCAAACTTTTGCCGGGATGAAACATCTTAGTCGCGTGAGTCACCACTTTTATTAATCGATTAATAATAATTTAAACGGAGAATTAATATGGAAGTTAAAGATTATACAACTAGCGATGGTGATGAGGGCAATACGCATTACCAAGGCGTGCCAAGTGCTTACGGCAAGCGTGTTGAAATGCAAAACAAGATGCAGCCTAAATACTGCGAACCCGGTGAAGCTGGCGATTCAATGAAAGCTGCTCATCGTAACGAACAAGCAGGCCCATAATGGCTTTGCGGGACTATAAAAGCGTTTCTGTAGGGGAATTGGCCATGTATGAGGCCAATTCTCGTACACATTCTGTAGAGCAAATTGAAAAGATTGTTCGCTCTATAAACGAGTTTGGTTTTACAAATCCCCTTCTTATTGACGAAAACAATACCATCATTGCGGGGCATGGGCGCCTAGCTGCTGCCCTATTGATGAATATGCCTGATGTGCCTTGTATTGTATTGCCCGGATTATCCCCCGAACAAAAAGCAGCGCTTGTTATTGCTGACAATAAGATTGCGCTTGATGCGGGGTGGGATAAAGATATTTTGCTTAATCAATTTGAATATTTAAAATCATTTGACTATGACCTTACATTAACGGGGTTTGACCTTGAAGAATTATGCGAAATATTTCCTGATGAACTGCCGGAGGTATTTTGTGGTGAGGATGATGTTCCGGTGGCGGTGGCGCCTATTGCTGTTCTTGGTGATGTGTGGTTGCTCGGCGACCATCGGTTGGTATGTGGGGACTCTACTGTTTCAAGCGACGTCGACCGTTTATTAGACGGCCAGCACCCAAATACTATGGTTACCGACCCACCTTATGGCGTAAAGCTTGATATGTCATGGCGCAATGAGGCGCGGGGTGGCAAGAATAATGAAAACGTGGTCATGAATGACGATCGGGCCGACTGGCTTGATACTTACTCGCTATTTCCCGGCTCTATTGCCTACGTTTGGCACGCCAGCGCCTATACTGATATTGTCATGGCCAATTTGCGTGATGCGGGCTTTGAAACAAAACAACAAATCATATGGCGTAAGAGCCATTTTGTTTTAGGCCGTGCTAATTACCACTGGCAGCACGAGCCTTGTTGGTATGCGGTTAAAAAGGGGGCTAAGTCTAATTGGAAGGGTGATCGCAAACAAACTACGGTTTGGGATTGCGAGGCACCTAATGCGGCAAACTCAGGCACAAAGGATGATAAGACGGCACACCCTACGCAAAAGCCTGTGGAGTTATTTGTACGCTCTATAGTACATCATACTAACCCGGGTGAGTATGTTTACGATCCGTTTGCGGGTAGTGGTACGCTTATGGTAGCGTGTGAGAAGACGAAGCGTCGTGCGCTTATGATGGAGTTAGATCCAAAATACTGCGATATTATTATACAACGCTATGAGAATTACAGCGGCCAAAAAGCCGTAAGAGAGGCTAAGGATGGCCACACCGAAATCAGGGAAGACCAAACCTCACGAGCCTACCGAAAAAACAAGGGCTGAGGTTGCGGCTCTTGTAAGCTTTGGCAATACGCAAGAAGAGATCGCAGGCTACATAGGTATATCAATTGACACCTTAGAGCGTCATTACCGCGATGAGCTGGATAACAGCGTGGTACGTGCGAACGCTAAGGTGGCGGCTAAATTGTTTCGTAAAGCCATAGACGGCGACGACATTAAGGCGCAAATATTTTGGTTAAAAACTCGCGCTAGATGGCGTGAAAAAGATGATACGCCTAGCGTAAGCGACAAGATTGTCGAGGCTATTATCGATAAGTTAATAGATTAATGACGGCAAGCAGTGAGAGTCTGCACGGGAAGGAATGAAAAAGTTCTAAGAGAGCCTACATACAAGAAGGACACCTGAAGGCGTTTGCCGTCACCCCTAAGCTTAAAAGGATTTAAGTTGGATGAATGAAGAAAAGTTAATTCGTATTTTAAAGTCATTACCGTCGTTTGCTAAAAACTTTCTTATCATCCATGACAAATCAGGTGCCGAGCGTAAGTTTGAGCTTAATCGCGCCCAGCAATACATTCACGAGCGCCTAGAGGCACAGCTTGCCGCTACAGGTAAAATCCGTGCGTTGGTATTAAAGGGCCGTCAACAGGGTGTTTCTACCTATGTGCAAGCCCGTTTCTTTCATAAGATTGTGACCAAGCGCGGCAAGAAAGCGTTCATTCTAACCCATCACGCCGACTCAACACGCGCTCTGTTTGAAATGACTAAGCGCTATAGCGAAAACGTCGATCCGATATTGTTCCCCCAGCCCGATAAAAAGAACGACAACACACTTATGTATGAGAAGCTTGCGTCAGGTTACCGGGTTGGTACGGCGGGTTCTGTTGAGGTAGGTCGTGGGATGACCAACCAATATTTGCACCTTTCCGAGTATGCGTTCTATAAAGACGCCGCAAAGATTGGTATGGGGTTAATGAATACCGTGGCTGAAATTGAGGACACGGAAATCATCAAAGAGTCAACCGCAAACGGTCAAAGCAATGACTTTTATGCGGACTGGCAGGCGGCAAAGAACGGCAAGTCACGCTATCAGGCTATTTTCGTGCCGTGGTATTGGCAAGACGAGTATTGTATTGACGATGCAAGTTTTGTGCCAAAAGATGACGAGATTAAATGGCTTGAGGAGTTTGGGCCTAACGGTTTAAAGCCCGGTCACCTTAATTGGCGCCGTATTAAGATGGAAGACATTAAAGGCGACTATGAGCAAAAGTGTAGAAAGTTTCGCCAAGAATACCCCTTTACTGATGACGAGGCGTTTCTTTCCTCTATTACTGATACATTTATTCAGGTAGAACACGTACAGCGGGCAAGGAAAACCACTGTTGACTCTAAGGCAAACCTTGTGATAGGTGTCGATCCTGCTCGCATGGGTGATGACCGCATTGCCATTATCAGACGCCGAGGGCGTCGCGCTTACGGTTTGGAAACGCATTACAATATTGACTTGATGCAATTAGCAGGCATCATTAAACGTATTATTGATAGAGAAGAGCCTAAGCGTGTTTGTATTGACTGTATTGGCATAGGAGCCGGGGTAGTCGATAGGCTTCACGAGTTAGGCTACACTGATATAGTAATTGGGGTGAACGTAGCCTGTAGGCCAGAAGACCCTGAGATTTATAAAAATACGCGTGCCGAGCTTTGGGATAGGGGGCGTGCGTGGCTTATACAGGATATGCCTGTCGAGATCCCCGATAGTGACGAGCTACAAACAGACCTTTGTGGCCTAGGTTATAAGTACGACTCAAGCGACAAGTTACAAATTGAAAGCAAGATTGATGCCAAGAAACGAGGGTTATTATCTCCCGATACAGCAGAGGCATTTATATTAACATTTTTTGGTGGAGAGTATGTAAACGAGGGAGGGTATCAAGTCAATGTCCTCCCTGAGCGTACAGCAGGTATGCTGATTTAAGTTTTAAGTACGGATTGCTTATACTAAATAACAAGGGATTGCCATGGCCATAAAGAATGAGAAAATAGCTCGTGAAGCCCGTATTGCGTGCGAAAAATGGCGCGAATACTTCAAATACAATATAGACCTCTACCATTTAATGCATACGTTTGTTCTAGGAGAGCAATGGACTGATGAGGAAGAGGACGACATGATTAAGACGTACCGAAAGGTGCCTCTTACCGCCAATAAACTTGGCACCATGTCCAATAGCCTGCTAGGCGAGCAGCTCCAAAATACCCCCCAATTGCAAGTAGTCCCCATGACGGAGTGCGATCAAAAGGTCGCCCACTTACGCGAAATCATTACAAAAGATATTATGTTTTCAAGCGGGGCGAATACTGCCGTACAAATTGCCGCCAAACAAGCCGCAATAGGCGGCCACGGGGCCTTTTGGTTAGATACAGAATATACCCATAGCAAATCGTTCGATCTTGATATTGTTTATCGTTACAACAAAGACGCCACCCGTTGTTATTGGGATATAGGCGCTGAAACCCCCAATAAAACAGACGGTACAGTATGCGGCTACATTACCCGTATGACACGCGCTAAATTCAAAGATACCTATGGGAAAGACGTCGAACAAAACATTCTTAAAACCACCAGCATTACCCAAACGCAAGAAGAAATAGCCCTAGCCGTACAACCTGACGAGGCAGACGATCCGTTCACCTGGTCTGATGACGAGTCAATCACCATCATTGATCATTTCGTGCGTAAATACGAAAAGGATATGCTCTATAAGCTATCAAATGGTTCTGTTTTAAACCAAGAAGAAATGGACGATCTTATTGAGCACTCTCGAGATGTTAATGCGCGTAATCAACAAATGGAGTTCGAGCAACAATTGATGGGTGGGCAGCCCCAATTTCCCGGCGGGAATCCCGCGGGAATGCCTGGGCAAGAAATGCCAGAACAACCACTAATGCAATCAAGGATTGTTGACGATAAACAACCTCCTTCGCCGGATGGTTTTGGTATCACTGGTGAGCACGATATTTTACCGCAAGAAAACGGGATGGACGTTGACCGTTATAACAAAGCGCAAAACTTGGCGGTTGAGGTTGAGGAGGATACGTTTGAAACCATGACGCTTTGGGATGGCGATGACATGGTGCGTATAGAGGACAAGCGTCCTAGTAAGAAACATAAAATTGTACATTATCGGATAGCGGGTAATTACATTCTTGATAAATCAGAATTCCCATCTGAGCAATTGCCGTTAGTGTTTGTCGATAACAATAGTTATTACGATAAGACGGGTAAGCAAGTGTGTCGCTCATTCTTTGGTGATTGCCGTGATACGCAGCGTTACATTAACTATTTACGCACCCAGTCTGCTTATATTTTGAAGGTAAGTCGTTACGATCAGTGGATTGGTTCAAAGAAAAACGTGGCCAGTATGGATACTCAACGTAACTGGCGCGATCCAACCGCAATACAGGGGATGCTTACTTATGACGAATCACCAAACGGAAATAAGCCCGAGCAAATCAGACCGCCTGAGCTTTCAATGTCCTTGTTTCAACAGTACCAGCTGGCTATTGAGGATTTATACACGTGTACGGGCTTATATCCTGCTCGCATGGGTAACAATGGGGATGAGGCAAGCGGTAAGGCAATCGATGCGCGAACGCGTCAAGGGTCATATACAACGTATGTGTTCTTTAATGCTATCAATCGTGCCATAGCGGTCGGCGGGGAAATTGTAAACGAGATGATACCGCGTGTTTATGATACCGAGCGTGTTATGACGCTTATGATGCCTGATGAGGGTATGAAAAATATCACCATTAACAAGCAAAATGATGAGTATGGAGAGCAAATTGAGAACGATATCCGTAAAGGAACGTATCAGGTTAGGCTTAAGCCAGGGCCATCATTTGAGGGGCAAAAAGAACAAGCACTGGAGTCATTGCGAGAAGTATTACAAGCCGACCCAACCGCATTTAATCTTATTGCCGACCTCTACGCTGATAACTTGCCTCTTGCTAATACTATTGAAATTAAAAATAGACTTAAGACGCGTGTACCCCCGGCCATTATCGAGGCGGGTAAAACTGGTGAGATGCCTAAAGACCAGCCTCCATCGCCTGAGGAGCAAATGGCGCAGCAACAAATGCAAATGCAACAGCAGCAAATGCAAATAGAGGCACAATTTAAGCAGCAAGAAATCATGATTAAAAAGCAAGAGCTAGCGCTTAAAGAGCGGGAAACTCAGGCTGAAATTGAAATTGAACAGATGAAACTTGAGATTGCCCAAATGGAGCTAGCGGGTAATGTTGAGGAGGCAAAAATGCGGTACATGTCAGAAACACAAAGGACTGAGAGCGACACGGCGATATCTCACGCCAACAACATGGTTAAGATTTTGACACACAAGGTTGTTTAATAAAACGAGAGAGAGGGAACTATGGCTATAAGCAGTATTGACGATCTATTAATGGGCGGTGGCGGTAACTCGCTACAGCCCGACGCACCTGAAAACCAATATCAGGATGAACCCGAACCCATACAAGAGCTAGAGCAGGACGCGCCCGAGTATGACGATAATAATGACTCGTCACAAGACTTGTCAGATGACAATCAATCTGACGAGAATGATGACGATCCCTACGGTGATGACGATCAAGAGGAAAAACCACGCAAACAAGAGCCTAAAGAATTTGACGAGTATGGTAATGAAAAATCTAAGCCGCGTATGTATACCGAGGCCGAGCATAAAGAGCTTGTAAGTAAGGCTATTCGTGAACGCTTTGAGAGGTTTGAGCGTAACAACCCTGATATTAAGCCCGCAATTACACAGCAACAGCTTCAAAATAAAACAGCAGGATTTGAATTTAATCCAGACTCTGAGCAAAGCTTACCGCAACAGCTTGAAAGTTTCATCGAGCAAACCGTTAGTAATATGACTAGCAAGCGCGAGCAGCAAGCCCAGCAAATGCGCGAGCAGGAAATACACGCGGAGTTTGAGGAAAAACTATCATCAGGCATGCAAAAGTTTGGTGACTTTAGAGATGTTATTAACTCATTGCCGTTTAAGATTGACGATCCGATGACGCTAGCCACGCGCGCCATGGAAAACCCCGCAGCATTTTTATATGCCGCAGCGAAACGCCACCCCCAAGAGCTTGAGCGCATTTCTAAATTGCGTGACCCCTACGCCAAAATGACCGAAATGGGCAGGCTCGAGGAGCGTATGCGCAAAAATAAGCCAACTACAAAAGCACCACGCCCCCTAGGTCGTACCCCTGCGGACGCACATACTGCAACGCCTAAAAAGAAAACAGAGGCTAACGGTGATGATTTATTGGCCCGTGCGGACGCTAAACGTTTGGCTACGGTTAAAACACGCTTAAGAGGAAATAGGTGATGAGTTTAGAACAAGTGAATGAAATTTTTAATCGAGTGGTTTTTGATGAGAGTGATCGCAAACTTCATCAAACAGCTTATAAAGATGTGAAATTGATTGCTGAATGTATGGATGCTGCAGCGCCTGATGGCCCAGATAAGACGCTGGCATTTAGAGCGTTGCATTTAGCCTTAATGCATTTTGGTGCGGCAATATCTCGTCATAAAAAATATAAAGTTGAAAAAGAAGCGTTAGGCATAACCGAGTAGGGGAAACCAAACCGAATTCGGTTTATCGAAAACCGAATTCGGGCACAATTTGACAAAAGTGTGGTATGGGGTCTACTATTCAAATTGATGAGTAAGGGATCCCATCACCCACGTAGTACCACATAAAAGACGCGTAGTTGGATATTGTCGACCGTCGGACAAATGAAAGTGAGCACTCAATTATTGAGTATTTATTATTAATTTGTTCAGGGAGAACAAAATGCCTAACGTCTTTCGCGAGACGCAGTACGTCCTTGATGACGTCTTCGTCCGATTTTGGAACAGCCTATCTTTCGCACGTACCGCTAACAGAAACCTTGAAGGTGACTTCAAAAACCTACGCTTTGCAACAGGTCAAACTTTAGACTACCGTTTAGAGGAAAGATATCTAGCGGGCGAGGGTGCATCGGCTACTGCAGAGGTGCGCGTACAGATTATCAGACCGCTAACTATTTCTAAGCAATTCCGCACCATGATCGAATACACAGGGTTCAACCTGACATTCGATAGAGCACGCGATGAGCCTTATTTAGAAATGGCAAACGCACCAAGAGCTAAACGATTAGCTAACTTAGTCGAGAATTTCATTGCCCAACAATTCCAGACACAAACTTATCAATCTGTAGGAACTCCAGGCGTTCCGGTTGATTTTAATACTATATTAAGTGCCGATGCGCTTATGACCGAGTTTGCGATTCCAGAGGACGGTAAGCGTTACTCCGGTATTGGCCCACGAATTGCTGCTAACTTGTCGAATGATTTGTACACCACTTTCAATAACACCGTAAACACTGGTGCGTTGATTGACGGGTTCGTAGGTCACTTGTCAGGTTTTGATTTCTTCAAAACAAACTTTTTGAAGCGTCAAATTGCAGGTGCGGGACAGGCGGGTGGTACACCTCCTGCAGGGATGTTGTTAGGAGGTACGGTTACTAACGGCCCGATTGTTTCCGGTAACACGATTTCTGTTACAGGATTAGGTCAAGCGCCCGGAACTGTAGTGTTTAACGTAGGGGACGTAATTCAAATAGCGCCTGCATCAGGTGTGTATTTTGTTAATCCGCTTACTTACGATTCATTGTATGAGGCGCCTGCACAGTTTGTAGTTACAGCGCAAGTCGTAACAACAGACGGCAGCACTGCCAACATTCCAATTAACCCTGGCATTATCATTGACGGTGCGCGTCAAAATATTTCTGCGGCCATTCCTAACGGCGCTCAAATATTGTTATACGCATCACATAATGTGTCTTTGGCATACCACACTCAAGCCGTAGTATTTGCCGCACCTCCTATCAAGGAATTGCGCGGTGGGGTTGAGGCTGTTACTCGATACTCAGACTTATATAAATTAGCTATGACTTACTCATTAGGTGCGGATATTCGTAACTACGAGCAATTAGACCGTATTGACGTTATATGCGGCGTGGCTATTAACCCTGAGTTTGCTGTTCGAATAATGTCTTAATCTTATTGGTGCCCTCGCAAATGAGGGCACCAGCTTTTACAAGGATGGTAGCTATGAAAGAGGCGCCTGCAATTTATTTAGGTCAAATCGTATCAAAAAATAATTTTAGAGTATTTATTTACGCGCCAGACGGCTCACAAAAACTTGTGGAGTCTTGGGATTCGTATGAAAAGCATATGGAAACAGGTTTGTGGTTTGCAACGCGCGAGGACGCGCAAGAATCTGTGGCAGCTCCTGAAAAGCCAAAACGGGTACGAAAGCCTGCGTCTAAATCGGTTGGTGAAACTACTTTAGAGCTTAAAGAAGAGCCTGCGCTTATTGAAGAGGATTTTATTGATTTGGATGAGGCCGCTCCTGCTCAAGATTTGGCGTTTGAGGTTAAGGCTGAAGATGATTTTCTACCTAAAAAAGCGAGAAAATAATGTTCTTAACAGTCCGAGAATTTGTTTATCAAATGTATCGATTGATTAGCGCATCAAACCCTACGGTGCCATTGCACGGGGATGATGAGGCGCTAGCGGTGCGTGTACTTAATCAAATAATGCAATCGTATGCAAGCTCAGGACTTATGTTAACCGTAGCGCAAACGGTGACCGCTGCTGTTAATATTGGAAATACAGATATTGTATTTTGCGATCCCTCATATCCCACTCCTGCTTTTGGCACCCAAACAGAAACGGTACTTCTTACGGCAGGAACCAATACGTTTACGGTGGCAGACGGCAGTATTTATGCCGTGGGAGAGGTGGTTACGGGTACGGGGATACAACCTTTTCCACCGACAACCGTATTTTCGATAGCGGATAACACTATTACTTTATCTCAAAATGTTTTATTTACAGGATCCTCCCTTTTAACCTTTAGCGCGGCTAACAATACCGTTTATATTAAAATGGGGCGTCTAGCTAATTTAGACAATGCGTGGCTTGTATTAAACGGCGTTACCTATCCGTTGATTGATAAATCACGAGATGATTATTTATCCGCATGGAAATATGAGCCGCTTCAAGGCTTGCCCCGGTTTGTAATCACATTTCCAAATACAAACTTTGTTTCAATGCGCTTATATCCTGCGCCCAGTCAATATTATCAATTTTATTGTAGAGGAAAATTTCAACTTCCAAGCCTTACCGTTAATGATGATATGAGCTCAGTTCCTGAGTATTGGCAGCTTTATTTTATGTATGCCACCGCTAAATACGTTTCTAAGTTTAAAGGACGTGGTAGCGCGTGGACGGATGATTTAGAGGCAGAATACCGCGAGCTTAAGGACAATATGGAGTCTGCGAGCGAGGTTAATCTTTCTATTATGGGCGATGAGCAAAGCTTACTTAATGGCGCATGGCGCGTTAGGGCAGGTATTTAATGGTCGCGGCCAACAGGCCAACCTCTGCCAAAATAGAGGAATTGCCTATATTTTGTTATTATGACGTCCAGCGCTTTACCCAATTTGGCTCTATGGATTGCGCCAATTTCTACGGAATAAAGGTAGAATCTGGCAAGAAACAACAAGCCCTATACCCTGCTATGGGGCGCCAACACGTGCGCTTTCAAAATCAAAACAGGCTTGTTTTCAATATTCAACCTCGGGCTGAGTATAAATCAATTAATTATTTGTATGTGGTAGACGGTACGACCGTTTATCAATACGACCGATTTTATAATTTTAAAATATTGCCTATTAACGTCGCGTTAGGTGGACCTATTTGGTTTGCCACGCTTGCGGTAGGCTCTATTGTTTACAATATGATGACCGATGGCACCAGTATTTTCGTGATTACGGAAAACGGCACTAACGTCACAGCCGCAGTGGTTACCGATCCAAATGCCCCCGGTGGCTCCACTACCGGGGGCGCCCCTCTCTATGTCGCAGCGTTCGGTAACCGCTTCGTCGTAAGTCAGGCCAATACGCCAAACTATTATTTAACGCAAGCAAATTTAGCAGGAAACCCAAACACCTATTTTACCGTTAACGGCATCGCGCTAAACAATAGAGCGTCCGGTGTTATTGGTCAATTTGCTGTTTTACAAAACCAATTGTACATTATGTGCGATTTTACTACCGACGTTTGGGCAAACATTATCACCCAAATTACGGTAGGCGGTGTTACGGTTGAGTTTCCTTGGAAATTAAACAGCTCCTATAACTTTGATTATGGGATAGCCGACCCCAATAGTTTGTCGGTCGACTTTGGGATGATGGTATGGTTGGCGCGTAATTCCACGGGCCTTGTAACATTTATGATGTCAGGGGGACAAAAGCCTGAGCCTATCTCATCCCAGGCGATTAACGTATTGCTGGAAAACTCCACACATAGCAATGATTTAAGCCCGTTTTTAACCAATGAGGTGGACGGGTTTTTATATCAATATGAGAATACTATTTTTTATAGGGCATCTGCGGGTAAGTTTTTAAGTATAGGTGATTTGGATATTGAGGATAATGCGAACTCGATAGAGTACAACTTTGCCACAGGGACGTGGGGGCGTTGTATTGAGCTTAACGGTGAGCGCAGTCGTATTTTAAAGCATGTGTATTTTAATAATAAGCATTTGGTGACGTTGATTGGCGATCCGGCTATTTATGAAATGGCGGGTAATATTTATCATAATGAGCTTAGAAACCCAGAACAACCTAACCCACAGGCTGATGATGCGTTTTTAAAATACCCGATGCGTTATGAGCTGGTAACGCAACAAATCTTTTTACCTGATTATTCGGAGTTCATGGATGAATACGTCGAGATTGATTTTGTTTTCGGTAACAAGACTTTTTATAAGAGCAATGCTCCCTTTCTTAATACCGTGTTTATTGTTGGTGAGACATCTACGCCGACAAACCCTGTTTATATGCTTACAGAGGATGATAAATACATTATTGCTGAGGGTTCAAACACACCCACTTTTGACGACAATCATTACAACGCTTTATTTAAACCTCACGTTGAGCTTTATTATTCTGATGATGGTGGTGAAACATACACGCTAGGAACCGCTGATAATCGCGAGTTTAGCCCTCTTGGTGCCTACCGATGGCGTATGCGCTGGTATGAGTTAGGGATAAGCCGTAATCGTTGCTACAGGCTTGTTTGTGTAAGCTCAGCGCCTATTGTTGTATTGGGAGCTGTACGAAATACACGGCGTGTTAGTGGAGGAGCAAATTAATGGCTTTATTTTTAGATAGAATAGATTCCGCGCCTATTGTAAGCCAGAATTTCGATCCCCAATTTTTGCAATGGCTTTGGGTTCTTATTGATACTTTAAACGAAATAATTAATGATGTTGAAGAGTCATTTAATTTTTTAAGCGCTCCCAATTTAACAGCCACTCAAATTGCTGCAGGATTTACAGCAGGTGATTATGGCAATGGGATTTTGCTGTATGACACCACGAATAACGTTTATGTAGGGATGCAAAACGGGGCTTTAGTCAAATTTACGACTACAGCTTATCCATAAGGAGATGTGATATGAGCTGGTTATCGAGTTTTTTAAACCCCGGCAAAGGCTATGAGAAAGGACAAGAGCAGCTTGATAAGTACTACGGGCAGGCTCAGGGTGCTTTGCAGCCCTACAATCAAAATGGCCAAGACCAATACGCTAATTTACAAGAAATGCTTAAGAATTTGATGGATCCACAAGCCTTACAAGACAAGTGGGCATCAGGCTATAAAGAATCAGAGGCTGCTAAAAACGCCGAGGGAATAGCACAGGAGCACGGACTGGACGCGGCAAGCTCTATGGGTCTTATGGGTTCAAACACCGCCCTAAACGCAATACAGCGTGGCACGTCGCAAATTGGGGCAGATGATAAACAAAATTATCTTGACCAATTGATGGAAAAATACAAACAAGCAGTAGGGCTTTCATCAGGAATTTATGGGCAGGGGGCTAACGCTGCGGGTACTCAAAGCAATAACGCTATGAATATGGGGCAGAACTCTGCCAATATGGCTTATGGCAAGCAAAATGCGGGCGGTAGTATGCTTGAGAAATTATTAGGAACGGGCATAGGCGCTGCGGGTAGTGCGTTAGGAGGCCCAATTGGTGGCGCGTTAGCGAAGCGCTGGAATTTATCAGGAGGTGCGTAATGCCTTTAAATATTCCATTGCCTGACGCCCCGGGTGAGGGCCTGTTAAAGGGTTTGCGTACCGGATCGGATATGTTCGCCAAGATTATGAACGCCAAATACAATGGCTCATTGCACCCATCGGGAGATGTGGCAAACGCTATGTATGTTGAACAATTAAAAAATCAATACGGCGAAAGCGATCCGCGTTATTTACAGGCCAAAGCTGCGCATGAGATGGCAATGCAAGGCCATCAATCTCTTATGGATTATAGGACGCAATTATCAAATTTAGCGCCTTGGCGTGCCGCTACGCCCGAAGAAAAACTGGCAGCTGCGGCGCGTGGTAACGGCGTACTCAACGGTGGTTTAGGGACTAAAGGTTCTGGAGGCACGCAAGGTGGCAAAGGAGAAGGCGCCCAGAAAATTAGCGCTGGCATGGTATCGGGGGATGATGGACATGTTATTAGTGAGGACGAGGCCCGTGTTTATAATCAGGCGTTAGGAAAAAAGACCACTGATGCGGCTATCCGTAATAAAATACCCTATGCCAAAAACGTTAAAATTACTATGGACTCTATTAAGCCTGAGGATTTAGTCCAATATTCCGGGCCACAAGGACAGGGTAAATTCATGATGGACTCTATAAAGGCAGCTTTGGGTACACCACCTGCTGAATTTATGGCCTATCAAAAAGCGTTGACGAGTGCTAAAACCTTATCAAAACAATTACGCCAGTTTTGGGGTGATTCAATCCAGCCCTCTGCAACGGATAAGATTGACCAATTAACCAACCCTAGTGAGTGGAAAAAGAATCCTGAGGTGGCCTTGCAGCAATTTAATCAATTGAAACAAATTACCGAGCAGGAGCTTGATACCTTTAACAAGGCAGGAACATCCCCGCTTAAACTAGATTTTGATGATAAAACGGGAAGTTTTGTTGTTGGCGATAATAAGCAAGAAATTAAAAATGAAGAATCTGGTGGGTCTCCCCCAGCAGGCGAGGATGACGATCAAATATTAGCTGTATACGGGCCTGAGTTAATCAAGGTAAACCCTAAATACACTAAGGAAAATCTTTTACACACAGCTAAATTAAGAAAAATTCCTATTGGGCAGCTTATCGATCAATTGATGGCTAAGGGGAAATAATGGCTATTGACTTACTTGCAGATGAACCTATAGACCTGCTTGCCGACGAGCCACATGAAGACGCCAGCAAAAAGGAATTTGACGATCTTTCACCCGAAGATCAAGAAAAAGTGATGGAATTAGCTCGTCAAAAAATATCTAAAGATCACCCAAATTTGCCTGATTGGATGCGCGATTTGATGCTAAAGATTACGCCTAAAGATAAATCGCCTATGCTTGAGTCAGCGGCTAAAGGAATAACCGACGTTACGGATTATATTCCCGCAGCTGCAGGCGGATTATTACAAGGTGCGTCGATTCCTATTCGGGGAGTAGCAGGCTTAATTCCTACCGAATTCACCCAGAACTTAGCGAATAGCCAAGATTTGCGTGAATTATTTCCGCAAGCTCATGGAACAGGCCAAAAATCAGTGCAAATGACAGGAGAATTAATAGGAGCTGGTGGCTTATTAGGTAAGCTTATGGGTGGACTTAAAAGCGTTAATGCACTAGCTAAAGTGCCTAAAGCATTACAAACACCGCTTGCACTGGCGGAAACAGGTGCTATTGCTACACCCGGAAATGCTACAGACAGGGCTTTGGGTGCGGGTGGTGCGCTAGCTTTAGGAGGTGCCGGAACATTAGCCGGAAAAGCTGCGGGTAAGGTGGGCGAAAAACTGCCTGCTTTCTTACGTGGACTGTCTAATAAGTCTACTCCAGAGGCATTGGTGGAGGCCGTACAAAAACCGCATGACCGCTTGCAATCAACCGCAGATGAATTTTATGGTCAGGTAAAGCAAGCCATTAAGAAACGGGATATTAAAATACCCATGCAAGAAAAGTTTTTAACACAAGCGCGAGAGTATTTTCCTAAAAATAAAACCTCCGTTAATGAGTTATTTGAGCGAGCCAAAAACGGTGATTATGACGCTATTCATAAAATTCAAAGCAGCCTCTATAAAAAAGGCACCAAGCAATTAGCCGGAGATGATCTTGTAAAAGAAAATGAAGGCGAGGATATTATGGATTTGCGTGACCGTATGAATGACTTTTTAGAAAAACATTTATTAAAAGAAGGTCATATCGACGTAGCCCACGTATTGAGACAAGGAAAGAAAGCGCACAAACAGATAATGGATACTTACTATGCCCCTAATTTGCGTAAGGGGATAGGTAAGATGGTTCAAAGCGATTTGAGATTGGTTCCCGAAAATCCAGAGAAACTGTTTAAACAAAACTCTGCACCTATGAAAGACTTCTTAGGAAAACATACTGAAGCGGCAAAACATGCACAAGGCATACAGGAAAAAGAAAAGGCTATAAAAGATTTAAAGAAAATATTTTTAAGCACAGGTCTTGCAGGGGGTACGGCATCAGGTGGTAAATTGCTTTATGATTTATTTAAGTAAATCACCAGCAACCAACCAAGATCCCCAAAAAAGTACACAGACAAGTATAAATAGCAACATGATTAAACTCCTCTTAAAAAACGGATTATAATCATGGAAATGGACAAAAAGGAAGCACTAAATTTAAAGGGAGTTAATAAATGCCATCATTAGGTATACGAGGTGCCAATCCGATTTGGGTTATGGTGAATTTAACGGGAAAGTTATTTGATGATACTTATTGGATGTGGGTTTTATCAAATCAAATTCCCTATGTGCCTGCGCCTGTTTTTCACGATCCGGATTTAAATGTTCCATGGACTGATCCGATTCAATTCCTAGGAAATGGCACGCTCCCGAATGATATTTTTTTTGAGCCTAACACAGTTTATCGCCTTGAATTTCGACAAAATAATGGTCTTGCACCGCCATCACAAAGCGATCCTTTAATCTATTTAGTGGAAAACTACGTGCCGGGTGAGGGAGGATCCACACCTGTTGATACGGTGGCTACTATTTCAAGCAACCAAATAACAAATCCACAATTTGCATTGATTAACTTTACATCGCCTTATACTTACACAGGCCCTGCAGCCTCATTACCAATTGCGGGCAAAATAAAAGTTGCTCCAGGGTGGTTTCTTAATTTAGCAGGAACAGGAACGGTAACAGTTACTCAAGTTCCACTCAATAATGCTGAGACAAATCTAAGTAATGCGCCTTATGCCCTACGCATTACTATGAATGGATGGACAGCAGGTTCTGTATTTTTATCGCAACGATTTGAACAAAACGGGATGCTTTGGGCAAATAAATTTGTATCATCTGCAATCACAGCAAGCCTAGGGCCTGATGAGTTACCACAAAATATATCCGCTCAATTGGTGGACTCAAACAGCACAGTATTAGGCACCGTATTGCCATTAAGCCCTGTGGTTCCGGCATTTAATGAGTTTACGGGGTATGCGCAGTTACCTGCAACAACCAATACCAATATCCCACCTGCTGCTTATATTGAATATCAATTAATGCTCCCAAGTAATATTGATATTTATGTAACCAGTATTCAATTAGCTGTTGAAGATGTTCCGGTAGAGCCCAGCTTTGAACAAGATTCAATCAATAGACAAATAGACCATACCTACAATACGGCTTACCCCATAGTTCCTGTGGGGACAATTATTGATTCAGCGGCTTATGCAATACCTTTGCATTATTTACCAACCGATGGTACGGCTATTATAAGAAACGCTTTTCAATTATTGTTGGCGGCTATAACATTAAAGCAATCGGTGGCATTAATTGCATCAACAAATACGTTTGTTCTTTCTACCGCGAACCTTCTCTATATAGGTATACCGTTAGAGGGTACGGGAATTCCTGCAAACACCACCGTTACTAACATCGTTGGGACTACGGTAACCATATCAAATAATGCTACTGTTACAGGAACGCAGGTTGTAACATTTTTCCCTTGGGGAAATGGCGATGGTTCAACTACTTTTAACGTTCCTTTATTAACCGGATATGTAACAGCAGGTGCTTACGGATCGCTTCTACCCGTTAATGGTCTGGGTAACAAAGGAGGAGCTGCATCCATAGCATTAGTAGCGGCAAATATCCCCCAACATACACATACAACTACCGTACCTGTACAAGGAAGCGGTGGAGGATTTGGTTATGCTGCAGGAACAGCCACTACAACTGCAAACATAGTATCAAATGGGGGGCAGTCATTGGCCAATGTTCCGTTAACGACACCGCCAACAGGATTTAGTCTTATTCAGCCTACCGCGCTAGTAAGTAAATTTATAAGATACGAATAATAACTAACTATAGGGATATAAAATGACCAGCCAATACAATGCTAATTATATTGAAACAATGCCTATAAGCGATACCTGTGCTCAGGTAAGTGTTGAAACAGGAGCGCCCCAATCCGTAACTGTACCGGGGGCGAATAATATGGCGTATCAAGCTTATTTTGAATACAACCAAGATTCAAACGTTTATGTAGGATTGAATGTAGTGCCAACCACTCCTGTTGCAGGTAGTGTTTCAGCACAGCCTTTTGTAGAGTTTAAACCTAAAAAGCGTTATGTTAGAGGGGGAGATGTTTTAAATTTTAGTACCCCTGATGCGAATGCTTATTTTGGTATTTCATTTAGGCAAATTCAGGGTTAATGGTCTTAATCACAAGGATTCGTGATGGTCGATACTATAAAATTTAGTCAAATGACGGCGGGTGGCGATATAGCCAACGGCAATGAGTTTCCGGGGTTGTTGGGTGGGGCTAACGTTCTGTTTGATATCCCATGGACTTTTTTAGCGCCCGGATCTACAGCCACACGTCCTACGCCCTCACCAGCAATAAATTATCGTCTTAGATTTAATACGGACGATCAACTCTATGAATATTATGATGCCGTTTTAGGTTTATGGACTCAAATACAAGAAAGCGCATTCACCGTTGGCCCATTTATTACTTATACCGCTGATTCCAGCCTACCTGATGCGCAAAACTTAGGCGCACTGGCAAATGGTATATTAAAACAAACTATTACGACAGGTGTAGCTACGCTTGATATTGCTGCAAATGGCGTTGATTATTATGGGCCAGGATTTACAGGATATTTTCAAGCCCCCACAGGCATTAAAGATGCTAACGGAAATATTGTATTGGCATTTCTTAGCATGCCAAGCGCTGTTAATTATATTGGAGTTACGAATAACTCATCAGGGTTTGCGGTTGAGCTATCAGCTTTTGGATCTGACACTGATATTCCAATCGATATCGTATCTAAAGGAGCGGCTCCTGTTCGTCTAATTGGCGGCAATACAACGCTTGGGTTTAATGTTTTTAATGGAACCGCTCAGCAGCATTCCACATTATTTTCATTTTCTAATACTGCTGCCACTCAAACAGTTACCTTTAAAGATGCATCAGGAACTGTGGCATTTCTCTCCGATATACCCGCAGGAACACCCTCTGCATTAACAGAAGTTAATGATACCAATATTACTTTAACGTTAGGTGGCACACCTGCAACCGCTTTATTACAAGCGGTTAGCATTACAGCCGGATGGACTGGAACATTGAGTCCTGCGCGAGGAGGTACGGGTGAAAATAACGGATCTAATACTTTAACTCTTGCCGGAAATCTAGCCACATCCGGCGCGTTTTCATCTACATTTACTATGACCGCAGCAACCAGTGTCACTTTTCCTACTAGCGGCACATTAGCCACCACATCACAATTGCCATCACCTGCAGCACTTACAGTCTCGCCCGACACTAACGTAACAATCACATTAGGAGGAACGCCTTCAACAGCGCTTTTACAAGCCACCTCTATAACCTTAGGATGGACAGGAACATTATCCGGAACACGCGGGGGTACAGGGGTTAATAATGGCGCATCCACAATTACTTTGGGAGGGTCTTTAACCACCTCAGGTGCTTTTGCATCTACTTTTACCATGACCGGAGCTACTAACGTCACATTCCCGACCAGCGGTACTTTGGCTACTACAGCAACCGCCTCGGGAATTGTTAATAGCGGACTAATTAATCAGATGGCATGGTATGCTGCAAGCGGAACCACGTTAAGCGGCCTAGCTACTGCTGCAAGTGGCGTTTTGGTTACTAGCGCAGGCAGTGTCCCAAGCATCAGCACAACATTACCAAATGGTTTGGCTATGGGAACTCCCGCATCCATTACCCTTACAAACGGAACAGGACTTCCCATAGCCGGAATTACCGGTCTCGGCACAGGGGTTGCAACGGCTTTATCCGCAAATGTCAATGGAAGCGGGGCGATTTCATTAACCACAAACGCGGTTTTTGTAACACCAACCCTTGGCGTAGCTGCCGCAACTAGCATTAACAAGGTGACTATAACAACCCCTGCAACCGGATCCACCTTAACTATTGCAGATGGAAAGACACTAAACGCAAGTAATACATTAACTCTTTCAGGAACAGATAGCGCAGCGATAGCCTTTGGTGCAGGTGGCACAGTGGCTTATACATCAAGCGGTACCTTTGTGCCTGTATTACGATTTGGTGGCGCATCTGTAGGGATTACTTATAGTGTGCAAACTGGATATTATACAACTCATGGTAATACATTAACGTTTGCTATAAGCATTATTTTATCTTCTAAGGGTTCGTCAACAGGAGCTGCAACTATATCAGGATTGCCCGTAGCATCACGAGCCGGCCCAATTGATAGTTTCTATTCTTATGGAAGCACTAATCTTGTATTTACTTTACAACCTTTGGCGGCAATTGACGGTGGTGCCTCTATAGTACAATTAATTGCAAACAATTCAGCTGGAGCATTAACCGTATTTACTGATACCAATTTTGCTAATAATACGGCTATATATATTACAGGTACTTATTTAATATAAGGAACAATGGTTTTTGAAAGGAATTCATAGCCATTTTTATTTGGATGAATTCCTTCAATGAAATAAGATGGCCAATTTGATTGATGATACATTTGACTGCCAATATCTATAATTGTACAAGTAGGGCATATTTTTGATTTAGAAAGTAACATTAAGTTAACTTTTTGAACTTTAATGTTTTGTGGGTAATTTACAGGTAATAGAGTACTTATGTAAATTTTTGCATTATTATTTTTCTGATATAATGAATTTGAAATAGTAATAATGTTGGAAACAATGACTGATTCAGGAACATTTTGTAATATGTCGTTAATTCCAATTAATAAGAAATAGGCATCGGTCACAGGAATTTGATTGATTCGTTCGAGGACTTGGAGGGTAGTGTTTCCCCCTTCTCCCTCATGTTGAAAATAGAAAGGATCGGTATGAGTTCCAACGAACTCATATTGTAGGCCATTATCACGCATTAAACAGCGTAAATATTGAGCGTCTCCTTGCCATGTAATGCTGTCACCTATAGTGCTTATAGTTTTATAAAATAGTATCGGACGGTTTGAATCAACCTCACATGAGGAAGAAAAGCAATTTAATGTAACTATGAAGAGAAAAATTGACAAAAATTTAATCATTAATGATGTTCCGATGGTTATAATTTGAAAATTAAATCAAATATGTGTGCATCTGTAAATAATATTTATTTACAAGTTCCAAAGAGAGAGGCCAATAATTGCATGGACTTCTTAATGTGATAAGATAATTTTGATTTTATTTAACCATGATGGAGAGACACGATGTCAGAAGCAAAACAGGAAGCACCTCAATTAAGTTTGTTAGATCAGTTAAAGTTACAACGCGCCCAATTTGCGAATCAAAAAGATTTAGCTCAAAATAACCTTAATCAATTAGTAGGTGCAATTTTTGCCTGTGATGAAATGATTAAAAAGCATGAAGATGACGCTGCAAAAGCGGCCGTTCTTTCTCAGGAAAATTTAGGAGGCCAAGGAAATGGCGAAGCTATCGACGAAAACGCGGAAAGCAATTCCTAAAAAGGAATTTGGACTTCCCGGAGAACGAAAATATCCTTTAGAAGACAAATCTCATGCTCGTAACGCTAAAAGTAGAGCGTCTGAAATGGAAAATAAAGGTCGACTAAGTCCTTCTCAAAAGAGTAAAATTGACGCCAAAGCGGATAAAGTTTTAAAGAGAAAGTGATGCCAAGTCAGAGTTATGCTGCCATTTGGAAAAGGGAAGATAGGAAAAAATTTCCCGAGAAATATAAAAAATACAAAAAAACGTATTATGAGAACAATAAGGAAAAAGTTTTATCTAGTGTGAAGGCTTATCAACAGGAAAATTCTTCTATCATAAAAGAGAAGAAAAATGCCAAATATAAGTCTTCAGATTTTTCTTGTATTAAAGATAAAAGATTAATGCAAAATTATGGAATTAGATTAACTGATTATCAAAAAATGTATCTTGAGCAAAACGGTAAATGTAAAATTTGTAAAAATTTTCATGACGTTTTAGATGTTGACCATTGTCATAATAGTAAAATAGTTAGAGGATTATTATGTCAGCGGTGCAATAAGGGTTTAGGATTATTTAAAGACAATCCCTTATTTTTACAAAGTGCTTTAGATTATCTAAATCACGAAGGAGATTAAAACAAAAGGAGCAAGGGATGAACATTTTGTTAAGCGCATTAATCAATCACTTTTTAAGCGTTGCAGAGCAAGAGCTTATTAAAGATGAACCTGAGCTAGTGGCGGCCATTGAAAACGAGCTAAAGCTATTAGTATCCAAAATTGAAAATTTACTTTCAACCAAATCACCCAGTGTCGCAGCCGTTGTTAATCCTGTATTAGCAAGCGCTGAAACCGTGGCTGATAACGCTATAGCTGCTGCGGTAAACGCTGCGGTTCAATCATCAAACTAAGGATAGTATCATGGCTACTAAAGAAAAAAGAAAGATGGAAGAAAAGACCGTTCGTAACATGGATAAAAAAGACGGTAAGAAAATGGATAAGAAAAAATCCATGAAAAAGGACTGTAAATACTAAAAGGAGCGAGTCATGGCTTACGATGATGTTCCAAGGAAACCAATAGAAGTTCGAGAGGGTAGAAAAGAGGGCTATCGTGGTCATGATGAGCTTATTGAAAGCGCTGTTGACTCCGGTAAATATGGTGTACGAACCGATGCGGCAGCTGAGGGCGTAGGCTATTTAGGCATGGATGATATCGATAGGATAAGACGTAAAAATCTTAAACATAAAACCAGATAATTATAGGGAGATTACAAAATGATTTTATCAATTAAAAGGGAATTTAACCTGTTTCCTAATATTGTCGGAATAACCACCAGCGATAACTTAGCAACAATTACCACTGCAGGCTACTTTTCAACCCAAAGTGCTCAAGTGCAATTGTTAAATAACGGCGTTTGGCAATGGGAAACTGAAGACCTAGTCTTAATATTCTACTCTGCCGATCAAATTGGCTTTTTCACATACGACGCCGCAACAGATGCATTCGTAGCCCTAGCGGCTAACGGTGGCTTGTCTAATACATTGTCATCAGGCTTTGTATTTGTGGGTAATGCCTCAAACGTAGCAACAGGTGTTGCTATGTCAGGCGATGCTACTATCAGCAATACTGGCGCATTAACCATAGGCGCAGGCGCTGTAACAGGCTCTAAGATTGCCGCTAACGCCGTTGATTACGCAAACTTAGCCCTAGATGTGGGCGCAAGCGCAACCGTTACTTTAACCGCTGCTCAAATCAAAGCACTTTATGATACTCCTGTGCAATTGATTGCGGCTCCGGGCGCAGGAAAATTAATCATCATCGATAGTATTCTTTGGGATATTGCTTATGGCACAACCCAATATACTGCAGGTGGTGTTTTAGCGGCTCAATACGGTAACACCGTACACGGCGCAGGCCCTGTAGCATCAGGAACTTTAGCCGCTGCCTCATTAAATGGTGTTGCTGCAAGTAGTTTCTTATCAAATGGTGGCGTTGCAGGATCATTGAACGTATTAAAATCTGCATCCTTAAACACTGCGGTTTATTTATCCAACCAAACTGCAGACTTTGCAACAGGCGACAGTACAGCGACTTTATATGTACGTTACCGTGTAGTTACACCAGCTTAATCTCCTAGGCCCTTCGGGGCCTTTTTTACAAGGATTGTAAAATGATAAATGTTGACCCAAGTGTTCAGGCTTGGATAAAGCAAGACGAAGG